CAGTTACACCATAAGGATCGAACTTATGGGATGACACATCTAACAATGTACACCTACCCATTGTAGCAGCATTGACTAGCATGTTGCGAATATGGGACTCATCATCACACAAAGAGAAGGGACACCCCTTCAGTGTAAATAAGATGTGTTTCATTGGATTAGTTGTTAGGTTCTAGAGCAATATAATATTTGATTCCATCGCCTTGGAACATAGCAACATTCTTCTTACTGAGAGATACATTGTAATCACCAGGAAGAAGACGAAGATTCTCTACCTTGAAGCAGAAACAGAATGAATCTTCTGTAGTTCCGACTTCAACAGAGTAACTATTTGATGTATCGTTCTTTTTATCTGTTACACACAGATTCATTACACCATCAGTTCCATAAAGACAAAGATCTGGTAGTTGATACACACTAGCAGCACGTTGAAGTTGCTGCAAAACACCTGCCTCAAGACGGAACTTAACATCAATTGAGGGAAGAGAAATTTCTTTCTCTGGTGCCTGAGTGATGATATCAGGGTCTGCGTAAAAATATCGAGTCTTTGAGCGACCAGTTTGATCGCTAACTGTTACATAGTTGGATTGTGTAGTATCAATCTTAGGTTGATCAAATAGAGACAGACCACCAAGGAATACACCAAGGTCATAGATGGAAATCTGCGACTCAAACTGCTCATCAACCTCAGCGATGGCAAGGATGTTCTTATTTATGCTAAGTGTAGCGAGTTTATTACCAGGTTTGATGACAATGGATTTATTGATAGAACAGAAGTTCTTAAGGATTTCAATTGTTGGACGAGAGATTACGGTCATTGAGGGTACGCTTCAGTAGGGGGTGCAGATTTGTCGCTGAAATAAAGAAGGAGAAGTCCGTAGTGCAAGATCTTGATGATGTCACGACGGGCAGTTCCTTTCTTGTCATATCGAGATGCATACTTCAGGATATTACTCCTACAGAATGCTTCAGCGTCTCCACAGGCATCAATCAGATCTAGTGTCTGAATCTTATCAGTAGCATAGTGCTGATTGTATGTGCCAATGATATAGTCTCGGAGTTCTTTTAGTAACTCCTCTTCATTGTACTTCATAATAAAGGTGGAACTTTTTAGTAGTATAGATCAATTTGGATTGAGAGTCAAGTGGTCTCTGTCAATAGTAATTCTAGATTTATCGAACATAGCAATACTCATCGATAAACGTGTGTTAGAAGGTTTTGCTTGGTGATACCATCCTTTTGGTATAAAGATTGCATCACCAGGATATAAGGTGACATTAAGTTGTGGATTAAATTCATCATCAAATACCATCCAAGGAGTATTCCCTTCAACTTGTATGATGATGTTTTCTGTTTCATCTTTGTGAGGTTTGAAAGAATGAGAACCAGTATGACCTCCATAGATATGCAGGTCAGATGTTACGTCAAGAGTGTTTTCGATTTCACGACACAAATCATTTGTACGTTTATTGTAACGACCATACTTAGTAATTACAAAACCATATCCTTTTTTGATTTTGTGTGTGATGTAACGAGTCTCCTGATAATCACCATACCAGGCAGATGTAAAAGTGGGAACTTCATCTTTTATACCATCAGGACTGATAAGTTCCCATTTCATATCAGTCCTATACAAACATTCATCAACATCATCCCAAGAAACATATTGAGATGGATCGAACATAAGAAAAGGATAGTAAGAGGGAGTATTTCTACTCCCACATAGTTCATTCCATGTCTTCATCAGCATCAACTTTAGTGTACAGATCCATGAAGGACTGCTTTGTATCTTCATCAAAGCGATTGATGCAGTATTTGATTGCTGAAATACGCTCACCAAAGATACTATATGCGTCAGCAATGTGAACCAAACGACGTGTGGTAATTACTTCATCAACACCACCATCAAAGAAAGTCTTACGAATGACACCTGCCCACCTGACAAGTTTTTCAGAGAAGTCCTGATTGATTCCTGCATTCAATAGAATCTTAGTTTCAATGGCAGCGGAGGGATACTCCTGTTCAAACGTAACTGGGAATCGCTCAAGGAAAGCTTCATTAAGAACATTAGTTCCAACAAAACGACCGTCATCAGAGCCTTTACCTTTAGTATTTGCAGTTGCAATAACATTAAAACCTTCCTTTGGATTGATGTATTTTCCGATTTTCTTCAAGAATACACCCTTTCCTTCTAGAATTGACTGAAGGCAAAGAATCTTATTGCTAGCAAGATCAATCTCATCTAGAAGAAGTACAGCTCCCCTCTCCAAAGCTTCGATGACAGGACCATTGTGCCAAACAGTATCGCCATTGACAAGACGGAAACCACCAATAAGATCGTCTTCGTCTGTTTCGATTGTGATGTTGACACGGATCAGTTCTCTGTTTGTTGCGGCACAGACTTGCTCAACGGATAGAGTTTTGCCGTTTCCAGAAAGACCTGTGATGAAGACTGGATAAAAACGATTGGACTGAACAATCTTTTTAAGAGGAGCATAGTTGCCAAACTGGACGAAGGTATCATCTTTTTCAGGAACGTAAGAGACTTCGGTAGCGGGTTGTGCAGAAGGTGCTTCATAAGCACGTTCGATTTCTTGGGCAGTGAGATTCCATTTGCCCTTACCAGATTTATATGACTTCAGGCGTTTGCAAGCAGTAGCGTAAGATACTTTTAGAGAATCTGCAGTGCTGCGAACCTGAGGAGTGTTAACTTCTGAACCATAAAGATCCGTCAAAGCATTGACCAGTTGTTCAGTGGTAACAGGGTTTGGAGCGAAAGGCATTGGATTTGTTTGTTGTCTATACAGATATTATAGCAGAAGACCTGGCGTTGTGCCAGGTCATAGGACAGTTGTTCAATCGAACACTGCTGTCACATGCATAATAGTTGCTTCTGGATTTCGTGCTAGTGCAATCTTCTTAGCATGTTCGTAGTCTCTAGCAACTACGATCTCATCAAAGAGTGTTCCAGCAATATAAAGTTGTACTTTACACTTCAAAAGTGTACCTCCACACGATCACCTTCGATCACAACTTTCTTAGCATCATTCTGCTTTGCAGCATTGATAATCGAAGTGACCTGATCCTGATCAGTATTCTCAACTAGAAGTTCTTCTAGACCAGAGAAATCGTTGTTTACTGGAGGTTCAACATAGGACTCATTTGACTTCCAATCATTAACAAGTTTACGACGACGCTCCCACATCAGACGACTATATTCTCTACGAATAGGGTCTTGCTGTGCCTTAGGCATCTTCTTAAAGGTGGGATTAACCGATTCGATACACTCCAACATCTTATCAAAGATGATGACGCGATCTCCACCCTTTTCTTTATTTTTGATATTTGCTTCTAGTGCTTGAATGTCGTTGCCGTAATAGTCAGATACAATCATATTAAAGACAGTGGACAGATCACCATGTTTTTTGATGAATTGCCCCGCTGTCATGCGTTTACAGGAGTCTTTCATGAGTCAAGATTTTTTTGTATTTAGTAAAATTGTTAACTTGTCTGAGTATACACTCCTTATACGCACCTGTCAAGCAATTTGCTCGATGAATGCGTTAAGGATTGTTTTGTTTGTCATTTTAGAACCCATGTGCTTTTTGAATGCACGTTGTAGTTCTGCTTTGGTTGCAACCTCGTTTTTCTGTTTGACTTCCAATTCATGAGATCCACTACCAATTCCTTGGTTAGGCATGTAGAAAGCTTCAGTAAATCCAACCTGATTCTTCAAAGAAGCGAAGCGATTTTTCTTCCACTGCTTATCAACTTGATCAAATTCATCATATGCAAAGTGACGAACAATTCTAGTCAGTTCGTTTTTATTGCAGATGCGAATACCAATCCAGTTGTAGTCTGTGATCTCACGGAAGAAAGATACAATCTCCTTTGTAGTTTCAAAAGGAACTGAAGAAATCTTCCGAGTGTATCCAGTCTCACGATCTTTCAAGAAGAAAGTGCTTCTGTATGCATGGCACAGATACTTTTGACGGAACTCATCTGACCAAGGATAGTCAGAGTCAGTCTCAATATCGTAAGCAATAGGATTGGACTCACCATCGGTAAGACAAATCACATTCACCTTAGAAACCTTCTCAACATTCCTGAGTTTAGATACAAGTTTCCTTGTACAAAGAACAGCATCAACCAGTGGAGTACCGCCCAAACCAAACTTAGGATGAGAACCGATTCTCCATCCACCCATAGCAAATGCTTGGAGGAAGATTAGTTGCATAGACTTTTCCAAAGACTTTGCGTTCTGACGAGATGACAGAAACTCTAGGAGTTTGAAGTTCTTACTAATAGAAAGTTGATTTTGCTTTGGTTCTACTGCCACTACTTCTTCTTCATCCTCTCCTCTTGAGTGACTATAACCATCTTGGAATGCATAGACACGGAAAGGAATACCAACTTTTTTACAGAACCAAACCAAATTGAAAGTTTGCTTCAATGTATCAAGTAGTACATCACTCATAGAACCAGACCAGTCAATATGCATGATCAATCCATGGTTCTTACCTTCAGGAATAGTAGTAACTTTCTTGAAGATATCCTCATTATAGAGGTAAGTATGCAACTTATTAGTATTGATTACACCAGTTTTAGAAGTGGCAGCACGACGATACTCGTCTGCAGACTTCTTCATCTCGAATTGTTTTACAAGATAGTTGATGGTCTTTCTAGAATCTTTCTTGTACTGATCATACTTAGTCATTGCATACTCTAGATTTCTAAAGTAGTAATTCTGACTGCTTTCTTCTTCAAAAGGTCTGCCGTAAAACCAGCAGTTCAGTTCTTCCTGAATCGTAGCAGCAGGGGTAATAAGTTTATCTACATCAACATCTGGAAGAGAAAGGTAAATCCACTCAGACTGATCATCATCAACCAGTGTTTCTAGTGCATCACGCAATGCTTCTTCAGTGATACTTTTAGTTTCATCGTATTCTTTCTCATAACTAGGAACATCTAGATGAGCAGGATCATCATCACTATAAGAGTCTTCATCCGTAGGATCCCATCCTTCTTGTTCATCTTCACCATCTTCATCACCAGATTCATCAGAAGATTCTGGTTGTACTTTTTCTTCTTCATCGGCAGAGTCGCCTTCTCCTTCCATATCAATTTCAGGAAGATTTTCTGGAGACTGCTGCTCTTTTTGTTCTTGTTTTACTTTAGAATATTCATAAACTCGCTTAGCAAGATCAATAACTTCTTCAAAACTATTAGTAACATCTGCAGCATCAACAAACTGCATCTCATCATCAGCGAATGGGATAGCAGTATTTCCTTTGTAATACAGATTGATACGATCAATCAAAGGAAGTTTGTCAAGTTCTTCACCTTTGACGCCAAAGAAATCATCATCCCAAAGTTCTTTGTATCCTTTGAAGAAAGATTTACGAAGACCAGGATAGGTCACCTTCATCATACGCTCAATACGAGCATCCTCTAGGACGTTCACAAACGCCTTAGGAGCATCACCAAACCCAGTGTTGGGGGTATAGAGAGCATGACCCACCTCATGACCAACCAGAAGGTCATATACTGTAGAGGATGCAGTCTTCCAAATAGGAAGAATCAAAAGTCGCTTGTCAACATCAAAGGATGCAGTGCTGACCCGACGATGCTCAACGTTGAGGTTTTCGGTTGCCAGTAGTTTGGCGAGGGTTCCTTTAACTTCTTGATTGATCATAGGATTCTTTAGATGTATACATCATAGCAGATCAGATTGGCAATGGTCAATAGGGTGGACACTTTTATTATTGTCCCAATGCCTCACTGCATTGGCAACGATAGCCACATTGGTAACCATGTAAGCGATAAAAATAAGGGTGCGTATGCCAGCAATAGTATCAGCTTCTCTGTTTGTTCGTCCATCCTTCGCACCTAATGCCTTTGCCCAGACTCTCCATGCATTACGAATCGTCTGACATCTTCGAGAAATCATTTATCTTTTCAAATTTAATTGTTCGTAGAAACTTGTCCACAAGAATTTCACCCTTGTGACTGATAACAAAAACATTGGAATCATTTCCAAGACCACGAAGAATTTGCAATAGTTCAGCAGTGCCAGAAGCATCGAGAGAACTATCAAAAACTTCATCAAGAATCAAAAGATTTGTAGCAACACTATTCTTCATGCGAGCAACTTCACGCCATGTAAACAATAGTGCCAGATCAATCTTCTGCTTCTCACCTTCCGAGAAGGAAGCGTATGAAAACTCATCTCTAAATCGACTCTTGATAACTTCATTGAATTCTTCATCAAGGGTAAAGTTGACAAAGAAGTCCATGCTATGCAG